TCTTTATTAACAATCTACTTGGTCTAACCAATTATTACCCATCTTAGCTTCAAGAGATAGAGGTAAGTTGAAATCAATATCCCACAGTGCATTTACTGTGCTTACTAATTTACTCTCCACCTCCACTACAACGTCAATCATAGCTTGCTGCTCGTCAGGGTGTACATCTGATACCATACTATCATGAACTGTATTAACAATGCAACTCCTCAGGTTCTTACCTCGCATAACCTTTTCCATCATCAGCATTGCTACAGGTACAATGTCTGCGGTGGCGAAGGATTGCACAGGGTAGTTCTTAATCTTAGTAAAGTTGGTAACAGTACCATCCCTACGCCTTGCCACATCTGGGAAGCTGAACTGCCGCCCCGAAGGTGTGGTAATCTTACGCTCGGATAGAGCCTCTGTTGCTAACTTTCTATGCCATGCTGCGATACCCCTATACTTCTCCATGAAGTGACTGTAATACTCTGCCTCAGGTGGTGTTCGACCATAACCAGACGCACCGTACAATGGAGCAAAGGTATGTTCCTTCGCTGCCTGTCGTGCTATAGGCTGGCCTGCTGCCACTATGATATCTGCTGTGTACTGATGCACATCAAACCCTTCTAGTACCTCCTTTATTGCTAGTTTATCTTGTGATAAGTAGGCTGCTACTCGGAACTCTAGCTGCCCAAAGTCTGCCTCCATTATCTTACCGCCATCCCAACGAGATATGAACACTCGCTTAACAGGGAAGGTGCTACCTCTAGGCATGTTCTGCATGTTGGGATCACGCCCTGATAGTCTAGCTGTTGAGGTGATGTGCTGTGTTAACTTCACATGCAACATACCATCTGCCTTAGTGAACTTCTCAATGCCACCCACAAATGAGGACAAGTAAGACTCTACAGCGTTCAACCTACGTAGCTTAGCAAGGAAGTCTCCCTCACGGATCATGCCCTTACTACGTGCTCTTGCCTCAAGTGTTTCAAGGATACCCTTACCTGTACTGAAGCCACTAGCACTAGCCCATGTAGCCTTAGGAGGTGTGAACTTAAGCCCAGCTAACTCCTTAGTATTGATAAGCTTATACCCTAGCTTGTTACAGTCTTGGCATATGTTCTTGTTCTTGTACGGCTTGTTCTTAACAGTATACTTCTGCACCATACCCGTACCTTCACAAGGCTTACACTGAACTGCCTTAGTCTTGAACACTGCCCGTGTCTGTGTATTCATAGCCTTCTTGAATTGAGGATCGGACATAAACGGGTTAATGTTTACTGCCCACATCTTCTTATCAATAGGCTTGCGAGAGAAGATCAAGGATGATAGTTGTTCAGGGGAGTTAATGTTGATTGGTGTAGCACCCATTAGCTCCTCTACAAACTCCATCAGTTCTTCACTAAGCTTAGCCTTCTCCTCTACATACTCAGTCTTTACTTTGTTTAACTCTGCTAAGTCTACCTTGATACCTCTTGAGTAGATCAAAGCTAACTCGTAGCAGGTATCCATAGTAAGATCTAGTACTGACTGCATACTTTTGTTCTCACTGTTGGCAAACCTAGCCATCTGTTTCTTATAGACACCCAGTGTAGAGCGTAGGTCATACCGTAGGTACTCGTCTAACTCGTCAAAGGGAATGTCCTTCGTAGATGTACCAGACTTCCAGTAGTCTGACATAGTATCTAGCTTCTGTTCCTCCAATTCATACTGTGCTGATACAAAGGCTAAGTTAAGTGGAGAGGTAATACCTTTATTGAGTATGTACTCCCCTAACATGGTGTCATATATCTTTCCGTCATACACGAACCCACATTCCCATATCCACGTTAAGTCATACGCTGCATTGTGACACACGAGCAGGGTGGTAGAGTCTAGGATATCCTGCGTAATTACTCCTCCATCTACTGTTGGTGGTTTGTCAGAGTGAGTGAAGGTTATTACAGTCTCCTCGTCCTCTGCCAGCATACCAATCATTACCAACTCATTCTCTGCCTCGAAAGGATCGAAGTGTTGCTTACCATCCCTCTTGGTGGTGGTATTCTCTACGTCTAATACAGTTAACATAACATGCCCCTAATATATTTAATGGCCCTCTTCATACGAGGTATATCATCATTGAAGCAACCTAATGCTCTGTTACAACTATGACATAACCAGCCACGGAAGTCATCTGTATCGTGGTCATGATCTAACACCCATCTACCTGCATTGCCACCCTTACCTGCTGCTTGTGTATCATCACATAAACATATGGGGCACTCATACCCTTCAGGTGGCTGGCCATGTAACTCCTTAAGCCCTTTACGTACCTTAGCTAAGTCTGAGGCACACACCTTACACTCTGGCCTTAAGTATGAACCCCCACTTGCAGTGGAGAAGGCGTGTATGGGTAAGACGTTGACGCATTTAGAACATATCTTTGTGTCCTCACACTCAGGATGTGCTTCATATAACTCTATGTCCTCAATGAATAACTTCAGTTGTTCATACTCCATATCTTGCAATCCTTCCGTCTAACATACATGTAATCTTACCATGCCAGCCTGACAGTTTGTTCTTAGTGATGTTGATATGACGCATAGGATCTTCAATAGTATCATCCTCACCAATGGCAGGGTTCTTTGCAATCAATAGCATAAGGTCTGCCTCTGATGCCTTACCTGTCTTTGATCCTTCCATCATAGATTGATTGAGGATTACCTTACCCTCTGCCTCTGCACTTAGTTGTGACATATAGAATACAGCACACCCGTACTGCTTACCAATGTCTCTCGCATAGATTGCATTAGCCTTGAGCATCATGTCCTCTCGTGCTGCTCCATTGTTACGGGCAAACTTATCACCCATATCTAATACTACAACGTCAGGAGTATACGACTTAACAACTGACTCAACCCAAGTCATATCCTTACCTGTTGCATCTATGAACTTAACATTGTCTTTGATCTTCTGGTACTTAGCCTTAGCACCACTAGGGTTATCACGGATCTGTTTCAATGTCATACCTGTTGAGGCACTCAAGTAGCGTGAGGCTACACGAGATACAATCTCCTCGTTACACATGATGATACACTTAGCACCCTGCTCAGCGAAGCCATTAGGCCCTGCAATAAAGGAAGCATGGCTTGAAGTCTTGCCTGTCTCAGGTCGTGCACCAATCATAATAAGGTGACCACCATTAACACCCTCAATCTTACGGGCTAAGGTAGGTAGATTGAATGTCCACTGAGCCTCAAGGTCACTCTTCTCTAGCAAGTATTCCATATCAATGTCAGCCCAAGATACAGACAGGTTAGGTGTGAAGTCTTCATTGTAGTTCTCTAGGATAGAGCGTAATGGTTCAAGCGATACATGCTCACCATTGACATACTCAAAGCCTAGGTTGGCTACCTCTTCACCTACTAACTGCCTAAACATATCAGACAGTACATCCCCTGCTACATCAGCACCCATCACTACCTCTCGTTCAATCTGATCAAAGAGAGTTTGAAATGAAGTCTTCTGTGCTGTGGTAATGGTAGGGTTCTTAGAGAAGAAGAGTGCTTCTACCTCAACTGGTGTAACTGATCTGCCGTAGGTGATTAGGGCATTGTCAATGGTGGACTTAACCTTACGACCATCCTTGCTGAAGATGTTGTTAGGGCATCTGATACCCTTGTGGTTATCATGGAAGTCTTTGTCCATGAGTGTTCGTAGTAATGCGAGTTCCATAATGTGTTCCTTATTGTTTACAATGTATAGAATGGCTTACACTTTAATGTACATAAAACTGTAACATGTATACACTTTAAAGCGCCTTAGTGATCTATGTGTGTATCATTTATCTCTTTGAGGGGTGACTTCTTCTTGTGCTTATGCAATCGGTTACCCTCACATACAGGGCATCCCTTATTGTTACCACAGGAACTATCCACTGACTTACCCCCCGTCTTCTTCTGCTTCTTTGATCTGCTCATGTTCCATACCCCTCTTCAATGCAGTGATAACCCCAAAGTGAAACAGTACGTTAAGTTCTTCATCGGTTAGTTCCAGAGTTCTTGTGGATTCCTCAAAGGTGTTAGGTGATACGTCATCTACCTCCATCTGTGAGATTATATGCCTTAACCCTGTGTGTACGAAGCTCCTTATATGCTCAGGCTCTATATCCATAGTCATCATAGCTGAACCATCAGGCATATCTTCTATGTCTAGTACTTCGATAATATCACCCATCACCTCACCTCCAGTTATTATCCTCTGTATTATATGAATACGCATGGATAATAGTTAGCTTCTGTTCCCACTCAATCATCTCAGATGTCCTACTCATTACACAACTCCCATATACACTTTAATTTCTTATCATACACCAGTAAGAACCGATGCTTCCTAGACCTGTCACGCCACTCGCCCTTGAGGGTCTTCATTGGCCCCCTTGAGTGCTTCACATAAGACCCATCATCCTGCTCTATCCAGAAGTCTTTCTTCGCTGCACTTAACCCATAGTACAGGAAGTTACATGCCCTGTATATAGTACCCTGATGGTGGTTACTATCTGCGTAACTCAGTAATGCCCGTACACGAGTGTCCTTACGTAGCTGCCTCATTGCCTTTGCAACAAACCAACTGGTCAGGTTGTGCTCTGAACCTTGTACCTTAGGGTGTAGGCATAGTCTGGATAGTTCAAAGAGTCCTTCTTGTTCTGTCCTCTCTAGCCCAAAGCAACCCTTGGCTAACTCAGGTACAGGGAAACCAGTGAAGACTATAGCACCAACAATCTCAGTGCCTAACATCAGGCCATAGTTATACCCACTCTTGAAGCCCTTGGATTCATCCTTTAGGTAGTGGTACTTGAGGAGGATACATGCTGCTTCCTTCTTTGAGATTGTAGTGATGCTGTAATCATCTTTCATGCTGGCCTCCATTGAATTAGGTGGGGTTAACCTATATGCCTGTAGGGGATACCCCAAGGTAACCTACAAGGTCAGCCTTAGACTGCTTAACACTTATATGCGCCTAATACTGTACGTTGTACACATTAAGAAGCACTTAGTAAAGTATTGTGTACACAGGTATAGCGAGGGCTAGGCCTACAAGTGAAAGCACCACAGACACCTTAAGAGCCATAAGCCAATCTTCTTTAAGCATTCAGCACCGCCATGTAACCAAGTACAAGATTGAGGGCTAATAATGTGTAAAGCAAATAAACATAAAGCTTCATACTATTCTCCTTGAAGTGCTGACCACGACACTGGATACAAAGGCCTAATCACATCATCAACCATAGCCGCTAACTCTTGTATTTCTACTTGAGCATGAGGGTCACTACGCTGCTTAACCATACGAGCAAAGGCTGCTAGTGAACCAGTGATGTAGTAGCTGGTGTACATGGACTGAGGTAAGACCATACGTGCTTGCTCTGGGGCTACTCCAGCTCCTATGGCGTACCTATAGGTTTCCTGACAAAAGTTTACAGCCTCTTGATATACGTCCATCATAGTCATATCAACACCACTGTTCTCTTCAGTGCGTACATAACCAGTGAACTCGGCTCCACTACCTTGCTTAACACTACCCTCTGGCCTACTACGCCATACATCTGGCACATAGAACTCAGGTGTATCATCAACATACCTACGGCTAACTTCATTACGAGTGAAGCCTACGATGTGCTTGAACTCCTGACGTGCTATGAAGATAGGCACTGTGTAGCGCATGGTAATCTGAGGGTGACTGAATGGAGTCCAGTGACCGTGTTTGGCTAGGTACTTGATTAGCTTAGTGTCTGCATTAGGCACAGTCTGCCCTACTGCCACTGGACTACCTACACCGCTCTCTGACTTAGCTCTATAAGCGTCCACAAGCTCAGAAGCTTTATCA